AGATTTTTCACTGGAAACATAGCCACAGCAATGATCTACGATCGTGCCTTGTCAGCTGGTGAGATCACGCAAAACTTTAACGCCTTACGTGGAAGGTACGGATTATAATACAGTAAAACTAATAAATACACAATAACAGAGAACAAATATGATTTTATCTAACGTTAACATTGGTACAGGCCCTAGTTCAGGTAATGGTGATCCGTTACGCAGTGCTTTTAGCACAATTAATAATAACTTCCAAATTGTTACAAACAATGTAAATGCACTATCAAATAGTGTAACTAGTGTAGCCGGTCGTACTGGTAATGTTACATTAACTGTTACTGATATTCTTGGATTCACTGGATTAAACTTAGTAACTCAATCTGCACCAGCTAGCAGTTCAGCGGCGGGCATCAAAGGACAGGTAATTGTTAGCGGTAGCTTCATGTATGTTTGTACAGCAGCTAATACTTGGGTTCGTAGTTCTGTAACAACCTCATTCTAATCAAAACTCTTGCATTTTTTTAGTTAGTATGCTAAAATACTAGTATGCTGAATATCATCTCTGATTTCATTAAAAGTATCTTACCTGCAAAGCGTAAAACAACCCCTAGTGGTTGGACTAGCTTTAATGCCCCATGCTGTGTACATAACGGAGAAAGTGCTGACACACGAGGTCGTGGTGGCTTGACTGCTAACGCAGATGGTAGCGTAAGTTTCCATTGCTTCAACTGCAACTTTAAAGCCAGCTATCAACCAGGTCGCCATTTAACATTTAAATTTCGTAAACTCCTACGCTGGCTTGGCGCAGATGAAAACGACATCAAACGTCTAGTAATTGAAGCTATCCGTATCCGAGAATTGGTAGCACCGGAAGCTGTCAAAGCTGAAGAAGAAAAGATTGAGTTTAAACATCGTGAACTACCCGAAGGTGCTATTAGTTTTCAAGCACTACTTACACACTATATCTTGGCTGATTTACAAAATATACCACCATTACTAAATTCAGCAGTTGACTATGTTAAAGAACGTAAAATTGACACTAGTAAGTATGATTTTCTTTGGACCGACTCAACAGAGCACAGTCTACATCAACGTGTAATCATTCCTATGATCTGGGAAGGCAAGACAATTGGCTACACTAGTCGTGCATTTGTAGACGGAGTTAAACCCAAGTATTACAGTCACTATGAGCCTAACTTTGTGTTTAATACTAACAATCAACAACGTGATAGTAAGTTTGTTATTGTATGTGAAGGACCTTTTGATGCGATGTCAGTAGATGGTGTTGCTATCATGAGCAATGAGTGTAGTGAAACGCAGGCTGAAATTATTGAAAGCCTAGGCAAAGAAGTTATCGTAGTAGCAGACAGAGACAAGGCAGGTGCTAAATTATTACAAAATGCAATGGAGTACGGCTGGAGTGCTAGTTTTCCTGTGTGGCAAGAAACCTGCAAAGACATTAACGAAGCTGTAGTTAAATATGGTAAGCTATTTGTGCTTAAGAGCATCTTAGATAGTAAAGAAACCAGCAGATTAAAAATTGAATTGATGAGAAAAAGACTGCATGCTTGATAAAATAAAAGGTTTTCATATCGAACCCACAAATATGTGTACTCTTAAATGTCCGAGATGTCCACGTACAAATTTTGTTGAACAGTTTAAGCCTAAAAATTGGGACAATCAAAATCTTAACCTAGATCATCTAAAACAGTTTTTAGATATTGACCTAACTGGAATGTCGATAGGATTAAATGGCAACTATGGAGATCCTATATATTATCCAAATTTGTTTGAGCTTATTGCGTACTTTAAAAATAAAAAGTGTAAAATATCTATACATACGAATGGTAGTTATAAATCAAAAGTATGGTGGCAAGAACTGGCTAAACTATTAGACCAAAATGACATTGTTAATTTTTCAATCGACGGAACTCCTGGCAATTTTACTACATATCGAATCAATGCCGACTGGACTAGTATCCAAACAGGCATAGAAGTTATGGTTAGTAGTCGGGCACAGGTTGTCTGGAAATATATTGTATTCAGCTACAATGAAGATACCGTTGATGAAGCTAGAATTATTAGTCAAAAGTTAGGAATGGATGATTTTGTTCTAAATAATAGTGACCGATGGGAAGATAATGATTGGCTTAAGCCCATAAAGTATGCTAAAATAGAAAATGCCAAAGACGGATTGTTATATAATAGCAGTCATGTAGGGGGTAGAGATTCTACTATTATTTTATGGAAACAGCATAAAATACCAGATAAAATTAATCCAGTATGTAAGAGTACTAATAATATGCACTTCATCTCAGCTGACGGTATTTACATGCCATGTTGCTGGGCCGGAGATTATAGATTTTATTATAAAAATGAATTTTATAAGAATAGAGAAACATACGATATAAGTAAAACTACAATATCTCAGATGCTAGCTACTAAATCTACACTAGATCAATATTATAATAATATAGAAATTAACAAGCCAGATTTTTGTACTTTTAATTGCGGAAAAATATGAGCAAAGACTATTCACCAGATTTACAAAAACTTTTTATCGAAATGATGTTGCAGGATGCACAGAGTTATGTGCGTGTGCAGAACATTTACAATCCAGAAAACTTTGACCGTAGCCTACGTGATGTGGCACGTTTCATCAAAGAGCATACAGATAAACATCGTGCTATGCCTACTATTGAGCAGGTTCAAGCAGTTACGGGCACAACACTTAAACATGTACCAGATTTAACAGAAAGCCACTATGAATGGTTTATGGGCGAGTTTGAGGGTTTTACTAAACGTCAAGAACTTGAACGTGCTATTCTTAAAGCCGCAGACATGCTTGAGAAAGGTGACTATAATCCTGTAGAAAAATTAATCAAAGATGCTGTACAAATTAGTCTTACTAAAGACATGGGTACTGATTATTTTAGTGATCCTAAAGCACGTATCGAAAAGTATTATAACAGCGGCGGGCAGGTAAGTACAGGTTGGCAACAACTTGATAAACTATTATATGGTGGATTTAGTCGCGGCGAACTTAACATCTTTGCTGGTGGATCTGGCTCAGGTAAATCGCTTGTTATGATGAACATTGCACTTAGTTGGCTGCAAGCTGGGCTTAGTGGTGTGTATGTAAGTTTAGAGTTAAGTGAGGAACTTTGTGCCTTGCGTACAGATGCTATGCTTACAGGTATGGGCACAAAAGATATCCGTAAAGATATTGACACAACTACAATGAAAGTGCGCTTAGTAAGTAAGAAAGCAGGCAACTATCAGATCAAAGGTTTTCCGGCACAGTCAAACGTTAACGATATTAGAGCATACCTAAAAGAATATCAAATTCAAACAGGTAAGAAAGTAGACTTTGTCATGGTAGACTATTTGGACTTGGTTATGCCAGTGAGTGCCAAAGTTAGCCCAAATGATTTGTTTGTCAAAGACAAGTATGTATCAGAAGAATTGCGTAATCTAGCCAAAGAACTTAATGTATTATTTGTAACAGCGTCACAGTTAAACCGTGGAGCAGTAGAAGAAATCGAATTTGACCATAGCCATATTGCAGGTGGTCTAAGTAAGATCAACACAGCAGATAACGTGTTTGGTATCTTTACAAGTCGTGCTATGAAAGAGCGCGGTCGCTATCAAATTCAATGTATGAAGTCACGTAGTTCAACTGGGGTAGGTCAAAAGATTGATTTGGATTACGATATTGACACAATGCGTATTACCGACAGTGGCGTAAGCGATGACGGGGAATTTAAATCAACAGCAAATAATATCTTAGGACAGATCAAAGCTGGTAGTACAGTAAATAAAGACGCTGTAGATAGTCCTAAAATCAATGCTAGTGTAGATAGCAGTAAACTCAAAAATATGCTTGCCGGCTTGAAGAAAGTTGAATGATAGCATATAAAGAAATTCAAGATGTTCATTTAGAAATCTCATCATTGTGTAATGCCAGGTGTCCGCTATGTCCTAGAAATTTTAGAGGATACCCATATAATGACGGGTATACTGAAACTAATCTTACATTGGTACAGTGCAAACATATTTTTACACCGACATTTTTAAAACAACTTACTCGTATTTGGATAAATGGCAATTTTGGCGATGCTGTTATGAATCCAGAAACACCAGAGATTATTGAATATTTTTATTCACATAATCCAAATTTAAAATTAGAAATGAGCACCAATGGTAGTGCAAGAGATAAAGAATTTTGGCAGCAGTTAGCAGGTAAGGTAACAATTCAATTTTGTTTAGACGGACTCAATGATACACATCATTTGTATAGACAAAATACCAATTGGTCTACTATAATTAATAACGCAAAGATCTTTATTAACGCAGGCGGGTCTGCTGTGTGGAAAATGATTAAATTTGAGCACAATAAACATCAAATTGAAGAATGTGAACGATTGTCAAACGAACTGGGATTTATTAAATTTGAATTAGTAGATCAAGGTAGAAATTCTGGACCTGTATATGACAAGCACGGCGAGTTAGTACATGTTATAGGAAATTACGCTGGCCAAACAGAATTTAACATTTTATTCAATAAAAAGAAAAACGATTTAGTATTGTTGGAAGATATTACTCCTAGTCAATGTACTAATTTAACATGTTTGACTAAAAAAAATAAATCAATATACATTAATTCACTTGGTGAAGTGTATCCTTGTTGTTTTACTGGATTCAATCCTAAGACATACGGTCACGGAGAATATTTACAAGCAATAAATGCACAAATAGCACCATTGGTTAAAAATAACAATGCATTAGAATATTCATTGGAACAATGTGTCACATGGTTTGACAAAGTTGAGCAGTCATGGTCTATAGACTCTTATGAAAACGGTCGATTAGTTGTCTGCTATGACAACTGTGGGATTGGATAAATATATTAAATTGGAGCAAGACCTTGCAGAAACGCACCCGCAGCATACTCACCGAATTAGACGAGTTACTCACCCATAAAGACAAGGATAACCTTCTCGAAAGTCGCGCCAACAACATTATCAATGGGGCTATTAATCTAATCAAGTATATTCGTGAAAACTACGAAGCTGAAACAGCAGGCGAATTAGAGCGTCGCCTTCTCAACGCTATCAAAGGTCAAGACCCTAATAAATTTACTCGAGGCATTAGGAAATTAAAAGATGAAGATTAGAGACATAGTTGTTGAGGGCTTTTGGAAAAACGTAGGTGCAATAGGTAAAGGAATGGCACAAGGGATAGCCGATGTTGTAGCACCTGGTGCAGTTGATGACCTATCTAAATCATTTAGACAGGCAAATGCCGCAAAGAAAGGTCAAAAAGGTGCTAGTAAACCTGGCAATGTACTTTACAAAGGTAACGAATACCAATGGCTAGGCGGCCAATGGGGACTAGTAAATCCAGCAACAGGCAAGGCAGTACCTGCTCCTAAAGAACTACAAAAACAATTAAATTTTATGTCTACTAGAAAAGGCCCAGCAGATTATCAGAAAGCAGCAACTGGCCAACAAACACAACAACAAACCACGTCTGCTCAACAAGAACCGCTACTTGCTCAAATTAAATTGCAAAGTAGCTCTCCACTGGTTTACCAATTTGGCAAAAGTAATATGTTTACTTTAGATGCCCAAGATAAATGGGTAAGATACACTCCAGGCAGCACTAAGCCGTCTCCTCTAGCAGATGTTAATACACAGCAACTATTAGACAAAGCTGCTCAACGAGATAATATCGATCTAGCAAGACTTAAACCAACCCCCACGCAGACGAAAGACAAAATAACAACAACTGATTCTACTAAGATTGCTAGTGTAACTACCCCATCGGGTGTGCGTGCTGATAAATGGAGCGACGGCGAGTGGACTACACCGGATGAGGAAGGGATGGATGGGTTTGTGGTAGATTCTGATGTCCCGCAACTCGAAGCACTATTAAAACAACAACAAGCCTGAGCATAATGCAACTATACGAAATTAAAAAACAAACTCCGCAGTGGCTACTCACAGAAAGTAAGAACACTCATCTTGAGCATTTAGAAGACTTGTTATTTAACAAGGGCTGGGCAGGAGCACAAGAAGCCTTAAACTATATCGATAGCCTACGTCATATGCTAGCAGAGGGTACAGGTACTACAACACAACTAACAGTCAAGTGGGACGGCAGTCCGGCTATTATCTGCGGTGTTGATCCCGAAGATGGTCGTTTCTTTGTAGGTACTAAAAGTGTATTTGCCAAAGGTACACCTAAACGCTGTAAAAGTACTAAAGACATACAGGGATGGTACGGTGATCAACCCGAACTAGCAGACATGTTAGAAGCCGCATTAAAATATCTAAGTAAACTAGGTATTGGTGGAGTAGTTCAGGGTGATTTGATGTTTACTCCTGGTAAACTTTCTATTGTAAACGTAAACGATGAAGATTGTTATGTGTTTACCCCTAACACAATTACCTATGCTGTTCCAGTTAACAGCAATTTAGGACAACGCATTGCTCAAGCACAAATAGGTATTATATTCCATACTACCTATGTAGGTGACTCAATTGACTCAATGACAGCACAGTTTGGTGCTAATGTCACTGGCTTTACACAGACTAAAGATGTATGGTTTGATGATGCTACATACAAAGACTATACAGGTATTGCTAGTTTAACACCACAAGAAAATGCTGATATAGAAAAATACCTAGCGGCCACTGCAGCCACTATGGATAAAATTGGACAACAACGCTTTGATGTTGTATTGACAGATAAAGAGTTTAATCGTATGATCAAACCCTTTATTAATAAACAAATTCGTGCAGGATCACAAATTAGTAATCCTACTAAATTCCTACAAGATTTTATTGACAATTATGAACAAGAAATGATGAAAGGTGTGGGCGATGATCTTAACTCTAGAGTGGCACAAAATCGCGTGGCTAAAATCAAAGCTAAAGAGCAATGGATAGCAGATAACAGCAATAACCTAATAGGCGTATTAGCTACTTACAAACGTATCATTGAATTAAAACACATGCTCCTAAACAAACTACAGCAAGTAGAAGGTATTGGTACATTCCAAAAGACTAACGATGGCTATAAGGTTACTAGCCCAGAAGGCTTTGTGGCTATAGGACACGATGGCGGCGCTATTAAATTAGTTGATCGTTTGACCTTTAGTAGAACGAATTTTCTAGCTAAAGCATAAATAAAAGTATGCGCGAAAGCGTAAAAACAATTTAGGAGATTTAAAAATGGCAACAATTACACGTACAAACGGTGGCGCACGCCCAGCAGATGGTAGTTCAGCAGGTAATGCACAAATCACAGGTCGTACCCTTACGCACTACACAGTTACTTCAGCAGGTATGTTTGCTGCTGCAGGTGATGCAGGTGCAGTAAAAACTAACTACTTAGCAGTTGGTTCAGACTATGAAAAACTAGTTTTAGCAATTGAGCAAATTGGTTCTATCGAACTATTAGGTACACCACTATCAGGTAACCTATTCCACGTAGCAATTTCTGGTGCAGCTCCAAGCCCAGCAACTGGTATGACATCTTTACAAGCATACTGCAATACAGCAGTTAACGGTTCAGGTGTTTCAGGCGCTACTGTAGCAGCTTTCACATACTAATCTAAACAATTAGTTACTGAATAGAAAAAGCCCTTTTTATAAGGGCTTTTTTATTGGCTATAAATACCTAGTGGCCAATCAATATCTATATCAAGGTTTTACGTTAATTGACATTACTCCAACAGGGGTAACTAATCACACGCCCAATAAAGACTTTGAACGAAACCAACAGCGTAATTGGGAAACTGTACAACAACTCATAGGGCTGCGTACACAACCTACTATATTAGAAACTGATAACTTTTCAGACCATGTACAAAAGGGATATAACTTTGGTATTAACTACAATGGATATCACCGCATTTGGACTTTTAAATTCGCAGTAGACTATGCAGACGTCTATCAAGCAGGACCTGATAGGTTTGGCCTGGCCAAATACGACTTCAAAATTACTCCCATCATCTTAGGGCTAAGTGAAACAGCTAAGCCAGAACTTGCATTGTTTTATCCTAAAGGCCCGTGGAATAACATATACTTTAAAACTCTAGTATAAACTATAAATACTAGTTGATGCTAAACATCATTTATTAAGGCACATAACAGGCAACCGATTAGGGCACATTATCAAGGCATCGCTTATTACAGGAAGCGACGTATGTCTACTGAAATTGAGAAGAAGAATCTAGAAGCCCACGTTGAAATTTGTGCCGTGAGGTACGCTAACTTGGAAACTAAACTACAAAATTTAGATGATCGTATGGACAAACTAGAACTCCATCTAGTAAGTATCAGAGACAGTCTTGAAGGACGAATGGAAGATCGTAGTAAAACCGTTATGGGTTGGACTATTACTATTCTTGGTGTCCTCTTATCAGCAATCCTTGGTTATATTGGCCACGGTCTTTTCAAGTAATAAATACTTGATATGAAGATAGTAGAACTCATCAACAACATACAATTACCAATTACTAACGAAGAAGCAGAAGTGCTTGAACGATTCGTTGGTGATACCCCCATTGCCAAAGGTCACTTAACAGAACGTGAGCAGGTGCTGGCTAATCAATTAACAGTTAAAGATGTTCTACTACGCACAAATCACGATGGCAAAATCTACTACAAAAAACGCATCCGCTAACGAATCGTTTGACGTAGAAAAAATCAAACGTTTTACCCAGCAAGAACTAGAAAAAATTACAACTGCATCTAGCGAGATGCCAGTATGTTATCAAATTGGCACGGACGTCTTAGTAGGCCGTTATCGTGTATTAAAGATAGATGAGCAGTGTTGGCGTGTTATGGAAGGTAACTCGCAACTATTTGATTTCTTTAATCGCAAAGATGCTATATTCTATTGCATAGCTCTACACAAACAACAATACAAACTAGCACATAATATAAAAGAGGCAGATAGTCAGCTAAATCGCTTAGAATTTGATGCTACATTGTATCGTATTCGCTATAAACAAGCACAAAAGAATGGTGATATTTGGGGTGAGGAGTTTTACAGCACTCGCTACCAAGAAACTATGGATCGCATAGCCCAGGCCAAGAAAGAAATCAAGAAAAATTTAGATCTGGCTAAATATATAAAACTGTAATTAGGACATAACACCAATGAAACTATCAGAAATGGCACAAACATCGCCTAAAAAGATTAACAAACTTATGGAAAGCCGTTTTGGTTTTTCTATTAACTTTGACCAATTAACTGTCGCTAAGGCAGAACGTTTAAGTGAAACAATTGACGCTAACTTAAACAAAATTCGTCATTCAGCAAACATTCATACAGCAGAACGTAATCCACGTTATATGGAATTATTAACTGTGCGTGAAGGTCTTTCAGCCTGGCTAGACCAAAATCGCCGTCAAATTAATGAAGGTGAAGTTGGTAACGCAGAAGTGTTATTAGCTGCTAAAGACATGGTTGACAGCATTCAAGACACCATTGAGAAAGTTGGTAAAATGCAAAATGAACAACTTCCACAATTACTTGACAGCATCCGTGATCAAATTGGTAACGAACAAGCTGAACAATTTAAACAAGCTGTTGGGGCTTCATTGGACACACTAATGACTAACCTACAACAAGCACGTGAAGGTGTTGACAGTGGCGTTGGTATCTTAACTGGTCAAGCCCCACAGCCAATGGATTTGGGTGGTGCTCCTGATCTAGGTGCTGACTTAGGCGCAGAACTTCCTCCTAGCGATTTAGATGCAGAAGAGTCGGACGGCTTTGCTGCTACTGATGCTGCCGCAGGCGGCGAAGAACTTGGTCGCGAACTACGCTAACTGTGAAAATTAACGAATTAGTACATAGTCCTGTAAACACTCCAGAAGCTAACTTAACAACAGCTCTGGAGTTAATTCGCCAACGCTACAAAGACCAAGATAAATCTGCTAAAATTAGTACACAAAGTCTTATCAACATGGTGTTGAACACTGATAAGACATTTGACTATGATGCACTTGTAGCGGCCAGCGAAAAAAATCCTGCTGTTAAAAACCTAATTAAAAGTTATAATAAAGATACTGTAGAACTTCGCCCAGATAGTGAACTTGGTAGCGAAGAAACTACAACCATTCCACCCGAAGAAGGTGACCCTACTCAAGCTCCAGTTGACACTGTTAGTGATATGGCTAAACGTGCTGGTAAAAAACGCGACGCGAGTATATTCTAGTATTAAATACTAGATGATCAAACTTTTCCCTGTAGTAGAATTTTATATCACAAATGTTTGTAATCTCTCCTGCAGAGGTTGCAACCGTTTCAACGACTTAAACTTTAAAGGACATCAATACTGGGACGACTATGCAGATGAATACGAAGCATGGTCAAAAAGATTAGAGCTACCACGTATTACTATTATAGGTGGTGAACCTACACTTAACCCAGACTTAGAAAAATGGTGCGCTAACTTACGTAGATTATGGCCCAATGCCGTTATTATGATACAAACAAATGGAACTTATCAAAAATTTGATCCATTGGAATATTGGCGAAAATATTCTGTAGGAATTGGGCTCAGTCTTCACGATCCTGCGACTGCAGACGAACTAAAAGAAAAATGGAAAAATCTTGCTGGACCATTTGAAGCATATATTTTTCATCAAAATACAGTAATAAAGGAAGACGACCATTGGGTGTTGCATCAAAGCAATCCTAAACAAGCGTTTGATGTATGTGATATGAAACACGATCACACAATGTATAACGGAAAATTGTATAAATGTCCTGCTATGAGCGGTCTTCCTGATTTTGATCAGCAATTTGATTTGCGGATGGATGATAGACAACGTAAATTATTATACAGTTTTAAACCATTAACAGCAGATTGCTCCGAGGAAGAGTTACAGCAATTTGTAGCAACTAAAGATCAGCATATCCCACAATGTGAATTTTGTCCAGAAAATCTTAAATGGCATACAGCATTGGGTGAATATAGAGAAATGTCTAAACCTATATTTGAAATTAAAGAAATAAAAGAAGATGATCTAAATCAGGCAAGACATTCTCCCGAGTGGTTGACAACTAATAATAAATAGTGTAGTATTATAGTCAACTATTGGAGATTGATATGGCATATTCAGACAAAGTACTAGACCACTACGAAAACCCACGCAACGTTGGCACATTGGACAAAAATAGTCCAGATGTAGGTACTGGTATGGTGGGTGCTCCTGCCTGTGGAGATGTTATGAAATTACAAATTGAAGTTCATGGCGGAATTATAACAGATGCTAAATTTAAAACCTACGGTTGTGGTAGCGCCATTGCCTCAAGTAGTTTAGTAACAGAAATGCTCAAAGGTCGCACGCTCGATCAAGCTCAAGAAATTAAGAATTCGGCAATTGCTGAAGAACTTGCCCTACCTCCGGTAAAGATACACTGCTCAGTGTTAGCAGAAGACGCAATCAAATCAGCAATAGCAGACTATAGAAATAAACATGATAACATTAACTGAACAAGCGGCAAATAAAGTAACAGCACACTTAACCAATCGCGGCCACGGTGTGGGTATACGCATAGGAGTAAAAACCAGTGGATGCACAGGGTTTGCTTATGTGTTAGAATTTGTCGATCAAACAGATGAACATGATCTGGTATTTGAATCCAATGGCGCAAAAGTTGTAGTAGATCCAAAAAGTCTTGTTTATATAGATGGTACAGAGATCGACTATACTAAAAAGGGATTAAACGAAGGATTTGAATTTATTAATCCAAATGTTAAAAATAGTTGCGGCTGTGGAGAATCATTTAATGTTTGACGTTACTAGATAAAACATGTATACTAATAATTAGATAGAGGATATAATATGGAAGATGTAATAGAACAACCACAATTAGTTAAGTTGGCACCGAGTGCTATCGCTAAGATCAAAGAGTTGATCGCAGAAGAAAATAATCCCGACTTAAAATTACGTATGTTTGTTTCAGGTGGCGGATGTAGCGGCATGCAGTATGGCTTTACCTTTGAAGAAGTTGCAAATGAAGATGATTTTGATTTGGAGTTCGAAGGTGTTCATGTATTAGTAGATAGTATGAGTAGTCAATACCTACATGGTGCAGAAGTGGACTATATAGAGTCATTACAAGGTAGTCAATTTAGTATTAAAAATCCCAATGCTCAAACAAGTTGTGGGTGCGGATCATCATTTAGTGTTTGACCTTTAGAAGATCTTGCTATATACTAGTAAGATGCTGATAAAAAAATACGATTACACACCCATAAACAGAGAAACAGTAGATGGCAAACGTCACTACTGTTTACCCGACGGTAGTAAGGTTCCAAGCGTTACTACTATTCTAGACCGTACTAAGCCACAGGAAAAGCGTGAAGCACTGGCTAATTGGCGCAAGTCAGTTGGTGAACAACGTGCTACTGAAATCACCACAGAAGCTGCCGGTCGAGGTACACGTATGCACAAGTTCTTAGAGGACTATGTGCAGAATAACCGTGTACTTAACGACCCTGGTACTAATCCTTATAGCATACAGGCACATCAAATGGCTAAAGCTGTTATTGAAAACGGTCTAGTACATGCTGATGAAATTTGGGGAATTGAGGTTCCTTTATATGTTAGTGGGCTGTATGCTGGTACTACTGATGCATGTGGCGTTTACAAGTCAAAACCAGCTATTTTAGACTACAAACAGACCAATAAACCTAAGAAATTGGAGTGGATCGAAGACTATTTCCTCCAGCTGGCGGCATATGGCTTAGCACATAATGAAACACACGGAACAGACATTCGCCAGGGTGTTATTCTAATGGCAGTGGCACCTAAACCTAACGAGCAGGTGCAGTATCAAACTTGGACTGTAGAAGGCAGTGATTGGGACCTATGGACTGAACGTTGGTTAGCAAGAGTTGAGCAGTATTACCGACTAGCATAAATATAAGAATAAGAGAAGGTTAGGAATATGGCTGTTATTACCGTTAGCAAAATACAAGTACGAAGTGGTCTGCAAACAGACCTGCCAGCATTAGACACTGGTGAGTTTGGCTGGTGTGTTGACAGTCAACGACTATTCATTGGTAAAGGAACCTTAGCAGAAGGGGCACCTATCACCGGTGTGACGGAAATCTTAACTGAATACAGTGCAGGGTTGATCAATGTTGAGATTGCTGCTGTTAATGCTAATATTGCTAACCTTAACGCTTTTATATCTAACATCTCATCTATTGTAGGTAATCTAGAACCAACCACAGTAACCTTGACTGACAACCAATCTAGTATTGTTAATATTGGCAATGTTAGTATAGACTCTCTAACTAGTCAAATTATTAATTATAACATTACACGAAGCACTACAAACAGAGTTGGTACTATTAGTGTTACAAACTATGCAGGGTCTACTGTGGCGTTTGAAGATAATTACACAGAAACATCAACTACAGGCGTTACCTTATACTTTACAGGTAACACTGTGACTAATACTGCGATATTAGGTTATACAACAACCAGCACTGGCAATAGTGCCAACCTTACATACACTTATACAGATCTTAGAACAGTAGTTTAATATGTGGACAAATTTTTGGAATCTGCGAGTTAATGATAGATTGGCGCAGTGGAAGGATTTTCGCCACACGTTAAGCGATCTTCCTCTGTCTAAAGCTATCACTGAATTAAATACTATGTGGAGCAGTGCTCCATTTGTTACCTATTACCTAGACCCAAATAATCCAACTAATTGGCCAGATCCCTGGACTTTATTAGCCGAAAACTACTATTGTGACGTTGCTAAAGCATTAGGAATAATGTATACTATATACTTCACTAGTCATAAAGCAACTCCTATAGAGTTTCGCATGTATTATGACTATAAAGAGAAGAGTAGACACAATTTAGTGTGGATCGACAGTGGGAAATATATTC